CATGCTGGTAATAAACTTGCTAGTGGAAGTGAAGATACTTACATCGGATATGGAGCTGGATACTACGCAACTGGTTCCTACAACACATTCGTAGGTTCTGAGGCAGGAAAAGGTGGAACAACTTCTGCTCCATTTAGTTCAGGCCAATGGAATACTGCAATCGGTTATTATGCGATGAAGGGTATGACAACTGCAGTTAGTAATGTAGCAGTTGGAGGCGCAGCACTACAAGATATTACAACTGCTACTAGTAATGTTGCAGTTGGCCTTAGTGCTGGTGAAAATGTAACATCTGGTAATTATAATACGATTGTGGGTAGACAAGCTGGACTTACAATGACCGATACCACGAGTACAGTTTTAATTGGTTCATTTGCCGGTGACGCAATAAATTCAACAGGTGCAAACGGAACAGTTGCTATTGGACAATCTGCATTAAGTGCTTTGACATCAGCAGCTGGTAATCTTGCTATCGGTTATCATGCGATGCAAGTTCACACAACTGGTGTTAATAATACTGTTGTTGGTTTTGAAGCGATGGATGATAATAATTCAGGTGGAAATGCTTTATCCTCTCAAGATAATGTATTTATGGGTTATCAGGCAGGCGGAGGAACTTGGGGTAATACTGGTGCATCAAATTACAATGTCGGTATTGGTAGTAATGTTTTGGATGGGGGATTAGATGGTGCAAATAGTAATACTGCTATGGGATATCAGGCATTAACAAATCTCACAACTGGAGATGAGAATGTAGCAATAGGAATTTATGCAGGATACACAATGGCGACTACAAGCGATTGTGTTTTAGTTGGTAGAAATGCAGGTTATAATATTAATAATGCAGATGCAGATGGTACAGTCGCTATAGGTTATAAAGCAGGTGAAGCTATTACTTCAGGAATCGGAAATACTGCTATTGGTTATCAAGCCTTAGACGCTGAAGCTGATGGAGATTATAATACTGCTGTTGGATATGAAGCCTTAACTGCTCTAACAGGAACAAGTGGTGAGATTGGAAACACCGCTGTCGGATATAAAGCTGGCCATGATACAACAACAGGAACAGTCAGTACATTTATTGGATATAAAGCAGGTGAAAATAAAACATCTGCAACTAATAATATAGCAATTGGAGCTAGTGCATTTAGTGGAGCTGGTACTGGTATAAGTAATTGTATTGTTATCGGTTATCTCGCGATGGCTTCTGCTATGGGCGACCACAGAGCAGGTAGTGGTAATATAGCTATAGGTAGACAGGCATTATATCAATGTTCACAAGCATCTGCTTCGGTTGCAATTGGATATGAATCACAATATTCTAGTGTAGGTGACCATTTTAATACCTCAGTTGGTTATCAATCTTTAAAAGGAAATGGTGCTTCAGGTGGTTCTCACTCAGGTGGAAGTTATTACAATACTGCTCTTGGATACAGAGCTGGATACGATTATGGTGTAGGTGGAAGTTGTGATCATAATGTTTTTGTTGGTTATAGAGCTGGAGAAAATACTACGAGTGGAGATAGAAACACTCATGTAGGTTCACAAGCTGGTTTATATGGAAAAGTTGGGGTTAGTCAAACTTATATTGGTGCTGGTGCTGGAGCTTATGCGACTGGTTCAAACAACACATTCGTAGGTAGAGATGCTGGTCTAGGTGGAACATATTCTGCTCCGTTTACTTCTGGTGGAAATAATGTTGCTTTAGGTGCTTACGCTTTTGATAGTTTTACAAGTGGTGATGATAATTGCATAATAGGTCGTTCTGCTGGTCATCAAATTAGTAGTGGTGATTATAATGTATGTTTAGGTTCAATGGCAGGTGACAATCTTACGACAGGTGCAAATAATACATATTTAGGATACAACGCAGACTGTTCTGCTAATAGTGTAAATGATGAAATAGTATTAAAAGCTGGCTCTGATACATTAGTAGGTGGTGGAACAGAAACAATAAGAATAGGTGTCAATTCAGATTATATTGTTAACGACTTTGGTGAGAATGCTAGTTGGTCACATTCATCTGATAGACGGATAAAGAAAAACATTATAGACAACGATTTAGGATTAGAGTTTGTATTAAAACTAAAAACACGAAAGTTTCAGAAAAAAGCTCCAAGTGAATATCCATCTGAATTTGAACAATATAACGCAAATACTACTGAAAGAAAGAATCCTGATAGGATACATTATGGGTTTGTTGCACAAGAAGTTAAAGAGGCTATGGATTCAGTAGGACACTCAGAGTTTCCTGTTTGGTCTAAACAAGACGATGGTATGGAACTTTTGGGTGAGACAGAATTGATTACACCTCTTGTAAAAGCAGTTCAAGAACTAACAGAAATCGTAAAATCTCAAC